ATGGAACAACTAAAAGCAAATGACATAAGAGTCGGGAATTGGGTTCACACAGGTGAATTTCATATTAAAGAATGTCAAGGAGAGCATCAAGTAGAATATGATTGGTTTGAATATGCTAATATGTTTAAACCAATTCCACTTACAACTGAATGGTTAAAAAAGTTTGGATTCTTTGCAAAGTATAAGCATTGTAATTTCAGATGGAATATTGGTGGATTTGATATTCAACAAGAAACAGATGAAGATGAAAATGGTAATAAAATACCGCAAGAGGAAATATTTTATTATCAATATATGTATGAGATAAAATGGGTACATCAACTACAAAATCTATATTTTGCATTAACTGGTAAAGAATTAACTATTAAACAACAAAACAATGAAAAATAAACAAACAGCAGTTGAATGGTTAACAAACTATATGAAAGCAAATTTTCATTTGACTGATGAATCAATAGAAATATTTGAACAAGCCAAACAAATGGAGAAAGAGCAGATAATGGATGCTTATTTAGCAGGCGAAAGTGATGGAGACCATTTAATTAATTCAGCAGAAGTATATTACAACGAAACGTATGGCAATTAATAAATTTGAAAAACTAAAAAACTTGCACATGGCATTTTGTGAGTTTTCGGAGTCTTTTAAAGGTGTTAGTTTAAATACCTTTGACTATTTAAAACTAAAAAATACGGAAGGGTTTAATGATTTTTTTATTATTATAACCGATTTAAACGGAATTGAATATTGGAATGATAAAATCATAGTACATTCAAAATTAGTGCCACAGGGTAAGTTTTATTTATTATAATTTATATGAAAAGTAAAAAACACGAACCAAACCAATTTGACTATGTAGCCTTGGCGATAGCCATAACCTATGGTATATTAGTTATAATAGTATTAACCATAGCCTTGTTATGAAAACGGTAATACATGGTCAAGTTCCCAGTAAATCAAATGGGTATGGGATATTTAGAAACAGGGTATATAAAAAGAAATCTGTTATTGACTATGAGAACACCTTTTATCTACAATGCTTGGAATACCGAGATAAGAATCATGAAGGGTTTTTTGAGTTGTACATGGATGTGTACTTCCAGTCCAACCGAAGTGATATAGATGGGTCTTTAAAGGTTATTTTAGATACCCTACAACATAAAGTAAAAGCATTTGTGAACGATAACAAATGTACCTTATTGCACATCAGGAAAGGTGTTGATAAGGTGAACCCAAGGGTAGAATTGGAAATCAAGTATTTATAATATTTAACTATCACAAATATTTATATAATTGTGACAAAATAAACTAACTTATAACAACAACATGAAAAACAACCTTGTACACAAAGATTCACACACATTGGTCAAGTATTATGCCTTGTGTAACCTTATGGTAGATATTATTGATGAAAAGTGGACTAGGTCTTCATTGAACATCCATAAGGTTAAATTATTGACTAATCAACTAAAATCTGAGTTAGAAAAGTCAATTAATCGTATATTTAACGGAAGTTATGACGATAAGACCGATATAGGTCAGGTGTTAGACCAGTTTGTTAATGCCTCAACAATCATGGATACCTTGTTTGAACTGGGCTTAATCATGGATGAAATGGAGGATGATAAGAAGGATGAATTTAATCAGGAACTAAACGATTTACTAAAGAAATATGGGGTTGAAATTAAAGGATAGGCACGTTTATAACGTTATCGAAAAGTTTAAGAAAAGGTCTGAGATAGGTGTTGCTAAGTACCAGACAACTTTGGAACGTGAAGATTTAACCTTTGAAGACTGGGTAAAACACGCCCAAGAGGAGGCTATGGACTTTGTGTTGTACCTAGAAAGAATTAAAAGCGATATACAAGATTATAATAAAAGTATTGATTATTTTCGCAAGCTAGAGGAGGAGAATGCTCAACTAAAAAACAGATTACATTACGAAACTAAACGCCAAGCGTGGCATTACTAAAATGGAGATAAAATTTATAGTACACAAAGACGAATGCTACTTTTTACCAAGCATTATGTGGAATAGCAAATGGAAGATGTTAATCTTTAACTTCTTGATATTTGAACTGGTATTTAACTTTTAAGTGAACAAATGGAGTAGATTTTAAAAAGGTATTTGTATTAACATTTACCTTTTTTGTTACCCTAAAAAATAAATTTTTATAAAAATATTTTGATATTAATTATCTGTTTACTAATTTTACATAAGCAAACAACAACACAATGAAATCAAAGTACGAAATCGAGAAAGAAATCCATCAATTGATTGATGAGAAGGAACGCCTTTTAACCAAGGCAATGTTCACCGCAAGTGGCTACGAGTACAACCAATCCATGGTTCAGGCTTGTAAAATTAGGGATAAGATATGTTCCCTAAGACAGCAAATGAAGTACGCACCAAACAAGTTTATTAAACTAACTTAATTTTTTTCTTATGGCAATTATTGCAAAAAGTTCTGGCGGTTCGATTGAACGCAAAATTATTCCAGCAGGTCTTCATGTAGCAAGATGCTACGGTATGATTGAAATCGGTACAGTTACCGAGACAGTTATGGGAGAACCTAAGACAGCCCACAAAATCTTAATTGATTGGGAATTACCTCTAGAAAAGGCTGTATTTAGCGATGAAAAAGGTGAGCAACCTTTTGTATTCTCCAAGGAGTTTACCTTGTCAATGCACGAGAAGTCTAACCTACGCTCTGTGCTAACATCATGGAGAGGTAAACCCTTCTCTGACCAAGAGGCATCGCAGTTTGACATTACCAAACTAATCGGTGTACCATGTATGCTTAACATTGTGCATAGAGTCTCTAAGGATGGTTCTAAGACATACGCCACGTTAGCAGGGGTTACTCCACTAGCTAAAGGTATGGTTTGCCCAGAACCTATTACACCTAAGCGTATTCTATCTTTTGATAGTTGGAATCAAGACCTCTTTATGACATTGCCTAATTGGCTTGCTGACAAGATTACTTCTTCCAAGGAATTTACTCAACAATTTGGTGGTTCATTGCCTACGTTTCAACCTGTGGCACAAGCAATGGTAACACCGACTAAATCAATTGTAGAAGACGAACCCCCATTTTAAATTATGAAGATGCGAGAGAAAGTTGCGCTACCAAGAGGTCGCAGTTATTTAGGGTTGTATCGGAAGGTGGCTGATAATCTTAATGAAAATGGTAAGTTACCATTTAGAGGCCGAGAGTATAACATCGGTATCGTACAAAGTCATGTACATGGAAAGATTAAAGACCCACAAGTCGAGCAAGAACTAAAAAATGTTATCAATGAGTGGCTTAACGAAAATTAACGAGATTATGGATGAGATGGACATTGTGTCCAATGCGCATTGGGAGAACGTATTTAGCCTAATAGATTTTATGATAAATGGCATATACCCCGATGATTTTGCCAAGTACTCAGATACTGGCTTAGTAAAAGACTATTTTAAAAATAAATATCACATAAAAATTAAGCAATGAATATTCCCTATGAATTTAAGATTGATTTAATCTTCTGGTATTGTGTGTTCAATGCCTTGTTAGTAGGAGTAGGTGTTTTAATCCAACTTTTCAAATCAGAAACCGATGAATAAAGAGCAAATTTTAGAGCAATTAAGAAATGATGATGAGTATTACTATGGTGTAGGTACTCAGTTTATTTCCAACTCCGACATAGGTACGCTATTACACAATCCTAGGATGTTTAAAGTACCTTCTCAGAAGACACCGCAGATGTTGCAGGGAAATTATTTTCATACTGCAATTTTAGAGCCTGAAAAACTAAAGCATTTTGTCTTGGTTGATGCCTCCACAAGGAACACCAATATTTACAAGGATGCAATTAAAGAGCATAATGCGGATTACCTTATGTTAAAATCAGAGGCTGATGAACTAGAAAAGTCAGTAGAGGTATTAAAACAGAATAAGTTTTTGTACTCCTTGGTTAGGGCTAATGGTAATCAATTTGAAGTACCATTTGTAGGGTTTATTGATGGCATACCTTTTAAGTGCAAAGTGGACATCCACAACCCTGAAAGCAAGAACTATGACCTCAAAACGACAAGTTCAATCGATGATTTTAAGTACTCCTGTAAAAAATATAATTACGACAGCCAATGTTGGATTTACAAGCAATTAACAGGGCTTGACATGGAGTTTATCGTTATCGAAAAGAACTCTGGTAGGCTAGGACATTTTATTCCTACCTACGACTTTTACGAATCTGGTATGCAGAAGGTATTTAAGGCTTTAGAGAACTACAAAAAGTTCTTTGCCTCCGATGCTACCGAAGATGTAACCCAGTTTTATACCGAAGGTTACCTATTTTAAACCAAACAATCCAAATCATGAAAAATCCAAGAACAAATCAATTAGGATATACCTTCAACGAGGTATTCCAACATATCAACAATGAATTAAAGGCATCTTATGAAAAATTGTACGGAAAATCACCTAAACAAAAAGGTGAATCATTCCAACATCAAGGCAATACTAGAAGAATATGAAGGTATTAAGCATCTTCCTAACATCAATGTCATTGCTTGGTTGGATGATAAATTCGAAGTCAGAACCAAGCCCGACTACGACATCTACAAAACCTTGGGCATCTAGGTTAGATGTAAGCAGCGATAATACTCCTGATTCCTTAGAATGGGATGACACCATGGATACTACATGGACAACAGATGGAGGTACTGTTACTCATTGGTCAAAGAAATCTTGGTTTAATGAGCAATAGAGAAGAAAACTTTAAGGCGGCAGTTAAGTGGGCATGGGAATGGATAGAAAACAACGAAAACAGGTTTGACTATTCATTTAGACAAGGCGTAACAACAAAAGACCTCCATGCCTACTTAAAGGTTCAGATTCTCAGAATAGAGTTTTCTTCTGGTAAAGAACAATTAGCATCGTACCATAGAATCAAAGAATTTAAAGACTATGAAAGTAAACAATGAGCATTTTACCACCTTTATAACAGGTGATATTAGAACCAAAGACCTTTACGATGAGGAGGAGGCTATGGAGTTGCTAGAAGACCTAGAAGACCTCTTTATAAGACATAATATCTTAAAGTTAGATGTATCAATTAACATATTTAATTTTCCAAAAGACCTATTATGACACCGAAAGAAAAAGCAGACCAATTAGTATTCCATTATTGGGATTTAAATTATGGATCGGATGGAGATACCACGCATGCTTTGGCAAAAAAGGGTGCATTAATTGCAGTAGATGAAATTATTAGAACATTAAACGAAGACATTAGAGATTTAGATGTTCGAGGCAATGTGTTGTTAGATTTGATTGAGTACTGGCAAGAAGTTAAAAAAAAAATAAAAAAATTATGACACACGAAGAAAAAGTTAAAGCTAAGGCAGTAGAATTAATTGTAACCTATCGGGCTTATAATTTAAACGATGTAGAAGGTGCATTAGAAATAACCAAATTATACGCTATTATGGCTTGTAATGAAGTTATTCACACTCTGGTAGCATACATTGACCCAGAGCATATTATGGTGAAGTTTTTCGAGGATGTTAAAAAAGAAATTAGGAACTATGCGTAACGACAGGCACCAAGGTAGGCGTAAAGATATTTACTATACCTCTGAATTTATAACTGGGTTATCCATTATAGGAATGATTATTTGTTGGCTATTTATGTTAATCTATAATTACTTTGTATCATGAAGAATCAAATCATTGGCCTTGGGGATTTGTTTAATCAGTTTCTTAGGCTACAAAACTACGAGATTAAAGACAAGGAATTACTTGACAGCCTAAACGAACATAAGTTGTTTAAAACCGATGGACTAGATTTGTTTTACAAGGTTAAAGAGGAACGTAAATACCCAGTACCTCAGATTAACGCTAGTACTTTTATGGAAACTACCATTGTGGCAACCGAGGAGTTTGAAAGGTTCTGGAATATGTATAACAAGAAGACAGGTAAGGAGAAGGTTATAAAGAGGTGGTCTAAATTAACATCCAAGGAACGTGAGAAGATATTCGAAACACTTCCGTTTTACCTTAAATATACACCAGATGTTAAGTTTAGGAAAGACCCATACACCTACCTTAATCAGCGTACATGGGAAGACGAAGTTTATATGCCTACTAAAAGGGATGAACCTGTTATAAATAATCCTTTTAAGTGGTAATTATAAAGTAAATACAACATGGAATCAAACTTAAATTTTATTGACTTAGATGCAGAAAAGGAATTGATTGCCTTATTCGCATCGTATCCTGAGTACATCAAGGAGGCACAAAAGATTATTAAGCCAGAGATATTTCATTATGGCATTACCAGACAAGCATATTTGACCTGTATTGAATTATATTCAGAGAATGGTAGTGTTTCATGGTCTGACTTATTATTGCGCCTTAAAACCAAAGGAACGAATGATTGGATTACAATCATGGATGCCTCCACAACACTCAATCCTTTAAAAGCCAAGGATTCCATTTATTACCTAGCAGAATTAAAAGGTAAAAGGGATTTATTGCAGTTGTCCAAAGATATTAACACCTCCTTAATGACAGGGTCTGACTACTTTAAGACTTTAAACAAGGTGGTAAACTTTGCTAACTCAGATGATAACCTAGAGACAGAGGAGGAACTATTAGACATGAAACAAGCCCTTGGTCAGGCAGTAAATAACATTGGTAACGTTATGACCAATGGTGCATTATCTGGTGTACCTACTGGGTTTCCTAAGTTAGATGAGTTTACTGGTGGGTGGCTAAATGGTAATGTTGTGTTGCTTGCAGGAAGGCCAGGCCAAGGTAAGACCATTTGTCTATTAGAACACGCTAAATGGGCATCTAAGTTAAATAACCCTGTGTTATTTTTGTCATTAGAGATGCCTGTGGTATCCTTAATTTACCGAATGATTAGCGGTACATTAGATGAGGAGACCCCATACTCCAAGATTAAAACTGGTCGTATATCCATTGACAAATTTCAGCAGATTAGTGGTAAAAGTACAACCGAATTACAATCACTACCTATCACCTGGTACGATGGTGCTAATAGGGATATAAACTACTTATCATCAATGATTCAAAGGGTAGTTAGGGAGAAAGGTATAAAGATGGTGGTTATAGATTATCTACAACTTATTACAGACAATCAAATCAGGTCATCAGAGGAGTTTGCGGTAGTAGGTTCAGTTGCGGATAAAATTCAAATACTAGCAAAGAAATTAAATATTCCTTTCCTGTGTGCTGCTCAGTTGAATCGCTCAAATGAATCAAGGGCTAACCATAGACCTAGATTATCTGATTTAAGGTCTTCTGGTAAATTAGAACAAATGGCATCAGTTGTTATTGGATTATATAGAGAAGATTATTATGCCTACGAAAAAGCAAAAGAAGAAAACAATCCTAATGTTGAGTTAAACAATGAAATAGAATATATGTTCCTAAAAAATAGGGATGGTGATACTACAACTTGTCAATTATATATTAATGTCAAGACATCTAGATTATCACAAACGCCAATTTATGATAAACAAAATCCAGAATTTTAATATGAAAGTAAAAATCAAAAGATTATCGGAAACAGCAAAAATACCAACCTATGCAAAGCATGGTGATGCAGGTATGGACTTATATGTTGATAGTATTATCTCAGAGAACATATATCAGGTATGTTATGGGTTTGGTATAGCCATAGAGATACCAGAAGGTCATGTAGGGCTTGTTTTCCCTCGTTCTTCGGTGTATAAAACTGGGTTACACCTAGCTAATAGTGTAGGTGTCATAGATTCGGGATTTAGAGGACAACTTACAGCCTTTTTTACCAAGGATAATTCAGGACAATATTATAAAGTAGGTGATAGGGCTTGTCAATTAATTATCATGCCTTACCCACAAATAGAATTTGAAGAAGGTGAACTATCGGAGACCGAAAGAGGAGAATCTGGTTATGGTAGTAGTGGCCTATAA